TCCAATCTCATATATACGCCATCTATCCACACTTAGCAAGTCGGTTAGTGGTGGTTCGTTCGCCATAATGATAACGTGAGGTGACTCACCACATATCATACCTCCTTCGTACTTTCCACTATAAAAAAACATATTCTTGACTTCTTCAATACCGGGCATAGAAATATAATTAAGCGACACGCTTCTTGGTATATCTATTAAAACTATGCTTGGTAATTCTTTGTTCTTAGCCTGATAAGAAACTAATCCATTCTTCATATCTGTAGCCTTTCCACTCAACACAACGCAACGCTTATAATGTGTATAAACGTACTTCATAAACGTGGTCTTGCCCGCATTACCCTTTCTTTCAAAAAACCAATATATCAATCTATCGTTAATTGGTCTCATAATAATCTCATACAATATAAAAGTTTCCCAAGGATAGAATACTTCAATCTTTGTTTTAAAAGGTGTGGGAAATTCAAAAACTATATCCCCATCTTTTTTAACATAATTGACATTAATAACGCGTGATGCATTTTTAACATCAAAATGAATTCTTTGCATCTTGAATACCCCGATAGGCCGGCGTTTTTTGCGGAACTCAAAATACCCCTGAAGATGTGGTGTGCCTTGCTCCCCCACTTCGCGACTAAATATTCCAAATCTACAATATGACTTTATAATCTTTGTTACGGCACAAATATCACTTTCAGTGTAATTATTCAAAGTAAATCCCCATTTCTTTGCTGGATAAATGGTGCGCGAGGGGGCTTTAATAGTATTACAGCCCCCATTGGAACAATCCGGCACAATTTTGACATTCTGGCACAAATTTGACGAAAGCATTTATAACATACCTAAAGATAATTAAAAATGAAAAATAGTGCTCTTTTTTACGTAAAACGTCAAAAAGGGAACTTTTCAGCAAAACTTTAGGAATACTCAAAAAAACGTATAAAAAGGCACTAAAAACGTCAAAAAAAGAACCAAATAAAATATGTACCCAATATATAATGCCCAGAAGACATACCCGTTCAAATAGAGGAAAAAAGTCCATTCGCCAGAGATGGGCCGCAAAAAATGCGAAGAAAAAGAGCCTCGTCCAGTCCTCAATAGTAGCCAATGCAAACGCTATAGCACAATTAAAAGCAGATAAGACCACAAAGTATTTTCCTTCATCTCTCACAAATACTTATGTACTTGAACAAGATATTGACAATACCGGCACGTACGGAAACGTAGCCCAAACAAAAGCAGTATGGAATTTAACACGTGACTTGGAACAAATAAACGTAGCAACCTCTGCAGAAGATGCCCAATTCTTTAGATTAGATAGGTATATTCGTCTTAAAAACATTTCGTTACATATGAAATGGAACGCTCCCGCCACAGCAGATGATGATACCACAGACCCCTTAAATTACTGCAATATGATGGTAGTACTTGATAGCGAGCCCATAAAACCTGATGGTACACCTAATGAAACTAACATACAGCAGATTCTTGACCAAGAAGGTGCGCCCGCCAATGATGATTTAAATCTTATGCACTACCAATTAAATGTTATAGGAAGCAAGCAACGTTACCGCATCTTAAAAAGAAAACGAATCACAATTGCGCCTGCGCAACGTGGTGTAGATCAGTCCATCGTATCCTATTTCCCTCAACAATCTCAAAACTCAAGTGGTACTTTAGAAACACGTTATATCAACATGAACGTCTCAAAGCACTTTAAAATATCTTACAATCAAAACAATGTAGAAACCAATCAAGCAATAAAATTGCTCGCTTGGACAGACAGCGCCGAAAGACAGCACCCTAAATTTACCTTCATTGCACGCATTGCCTTCACCGAAACATAAAACAAAAAAATTATTTATATTATTCGCAAATTTATTTGCGAATAATAATATCTTTAACACCTTAATATTTCCTTCATAGCCATACACGCACGGAGTGCAAACCCATTAGCCCGGGTGCGTCCTGCGTCTTGTTTGTATCCCGAAACGAAGTTTCGAGATACTAATTACACGCCAAGAGTGACACCCTGTGGAGCGGATAGTTATCCGCGAGGCACAGGCACAGCACCATGAATAATATTCAATTAATCTATTGTTTTCCATTCCACCTAATTTTCGTTAATAAAAAGCTCTTTATCCCATAAAGTAAAATCATTGTCTTCTCCAATCTCATATATACGCCATCTATCCACACTTAGCAAGTCGGTTAGTGGTGGTTCGTTCGCCATAATGATAACGTGAGGTGACTC